GCCGGAAAGTGATGCCCTGGACGCCTGCGGCCCGCCCGTGTTCACGGATGACTGGCCGCAGGCGGATAATCAGGGGGAAGGCGACCAGCCCCCGGCCTATGACGTGGAGCGCGTGGCCACGGCCCTGGACCAGGCCAGCCGCGAGGCGGACAGCTATCTGGCCGTGCGCCTGGCCGTGCCGCTGGACACCACGGCGGGCGTGCCCCAACCCCTGCGGGCTTTCGTCTGCGACATGGCCCGCTACCACCTGACGGCCGGATTCGGCATGCAGGTGCCCGAGGATGTGGAGGCCCGCTACAAGGCCGCCCTGGCCTGGCTCAAGGACGTGGCAAAGGGCGCGGCGGAGATCGTCGTGCCCACGCCGCCGGACGCTCCGGAGCCGCAGCCCCCGGAAACGGGCGTAGAGTTCGCGCCCGGATGCCATGACCGTTTCTTCTAGCGCGTTTTGCCGTTGTAAAAGGCAAACGCGAGGCGGCAGCACAGCGCCGCCCGGCCCAAAGTGAGCGGAAAAACCGCGTTTTTTCCGCGAAACGACAGGCCGTATGGTTGGAAACGCGAAGCGTTTCAAACTGAAAAGGCTCTAAAAAAGGAGCTCCCGTGTACCCCATTGCCGCCATCGAAAGCGCCATGATCCGGCGTATCCATGAGGCCCGCCTGCCGTACCTGCGTTTTGTGGGCAGCTATGGCGGCGAGCTGCTGGGCGACTGGAAAAACGTCTATCCCGCCGTCCCGGCCATCTGGGTGACGTTTGCCGGTGCCACGGAGGCCAAAGCCCTGGATACGGCCCGCACCCGCTTTGAAAGCGTGCTGACCTTCACCAGCATAGCGGCGGCCTACAGCCCCCGCACGGAAGGCCCGCGCACGGGCGGCCCGGCCACGGCGGGGGCCTATGCCATGCTGACCGACGTGGCCCGTCTCACCGCCATGCAGGACTATGCCCTGGACGGTGTGGACTACCTGCGCCCCGGCCGCATCCGCAGCCTGTTTTCCGGCCAGGTACAGGCGGGCAGCCTGGCCGTCTTTGCCCAGGACTGGCTCTGCCGTGTGCAGGCCAGGCTGCGAGCGCCCTGTGAGCGCCCCCTGGGCACCGATGCCGGCGGCTACCTGCCGCCCGACGGCCAGCCCCTGCCGGGCAAGGCGCATGCCGGGGACGATCCCTGGCTGCCGCCGCTGGAAGGACTGGCCCTGCGCTACTGGTGCAAACCGCCGCAGGACCCGGCCGTTGACCCGCCCCTGCTGGAAGACCACCTGACCCTCAACATTCGTATATAAGGAGGCCCCTATGGGCGTTGACCTCTACGTCAAAGCAGCCCCCGGCCTGCGCGTCCCCCGCGAGGACGCCCCGCGCCGCTACATCACCGACGATGTGGCCGTGTCCGTCCCGGCCACGGCCTACTATCTGCGCCGCCTGCACAGCGGCGAGCTGGTGAGCGCCCCCCAGAGGGTCGCCCACCTGGCCGTTGTGACGCCGGACGCTGAGGAGGCATAAATGGCCAGCGCGAACATCTCTTTCGACCAGATCCCGGCCAGCATCCGCAAGCCGGGAAAATATTTCGAGTTCAATACCACCAACGCCGTGCGCACCCTGGCCGCCAACAGCCAGAAAATGCTCATCATCGCCCAGAAGGCCGAAGACAGCGACGCCCCGCTGGAGCCTGTGCAGATCTATGACGACGCCACGGCAGGCGCGCTGTTCGGCTACGGCAGCCAGGCCCAGCTCATGGTGCGGGCCGCCATCCGCGCCTACCAGTACCTGGACCTGTCCGTGCTGCCCGTGCCCCCGGACGCGGCGGGCGTGGCCGCCGGCGGCAAGCTGGAGCTGACAGGCACGGCCACCGGCGCGGGCGTGGTCTCCCTGACCATCGCCGACACCAGCGTGGCCGTGGCCGCCGCCTCGCAAGATACGGCCCAAAACGTCCTGAACGAACTGGCCGCCGCCCTCAATGCGGAGCAGTCCCTGCCCGTTTCGGCCACGGTGGTGACGCCCGAAGACCCGGACGGCGAAGGCGGGCAGGTCGCTCCGCCCCCCTATCTGACCCTGACCGCCAAAAACAAGGGCACCATCGGCAACAAGATCACGCTGTCCGCCGGCTGCACGGCTCCCGGCCTGACGGCTACCGTCACAAAAATGAGCGGCGGCCAGAAAGACCCCGACATAACCGAGGCTCTGGCCGCCGTCTTCGGCGCGGATTATACGCTGTACTGTCTGCCCTGGGCCGTGCAGGAACAGCTCACGGCCCTGCGCGAACACCTGGACAAGGTGAGCGGCCCGCTGGAGCAGCGCCGGGCCACGGCCTGGCTGGGCAGTACGGATACGCTGTCTCTTTGCACCACCCTGGCCGGGCAGTGCAACAGCGGCCGCATCTCCCTGGCCTGCCTGCCCGGCAGTCCCAGCCTTCCGGAGACGCTTTCCGCCGCCTACTGCGCCGTAGCCGCCGGCGAGGAGGACCCGGCCCGGCCGCTCAATACCCTGGTCCTCACCGGCGTGGCTGTGCCCCCGGAATCCTCCCGCCTGTCCCGTACCGAGCAGGAGGTGGCCCTCAAAAATGGCGTGACCCCGCTGGAGGTGGGGCCGGGCGAGGTGGTGCAGATAGTGCGCGCCATCTCCACCTATACCCGCAATGCCGCCGGGGCCACGGACATTTCCCTGCTGGACATGACCACCATCCGCACCCTGGACTATGTGGCCCGGACCGTGAAGGAACGCATCGACCTGCGCTTCCCGCGCGAAAAACTGTCCACCCGCACGCCGCCCAAGGTCCGCAGCGAGGTGCTGGACGTGCTGCGCCAGCTGGAACAGCTGGAGATCGTGGAGGAAGTGGAGGCCAACGCCGCCGGGGTCATCTGCGAACGCGATCTGCAGGACCCCAACCGCCTGGACTGCCGCATCCCGTCCGACGTGGTCAACGGCCTGCACGTCTTTGCGGGCGTCATCGACCTGCGGCTGTAGGGAAAAAACGGGAAAACTCCTTGCCGGAAGCCATTTTTTCCGCGAAAATGCGGGAAATTTTCCGGCAAGGAGTTTTTATGCCAGAAGCTCAATTATCTACTTGGCGAGAAGAGTTAGTAGTAGACATTAAAGGCGGAGAAGCTGATCGTCATGAGATGAGCACAGAGGTGCTCGCAACATCTTTACTTGGGTTTCAGAAGTTTGCAGAATGTGTTAGTAAAAAAGTAAATGGAAAATCCTGCAAACTAAATATAAAAGTAAAAGCAGGATTCTTTGAAGGGTCTTTTGAATATAAAATCGTATTGGATTTCTTTGGTGCTGTACTCCCTCTTGTCCCCCAAGTTGTACAAACAATTAGAGAGGTTATGGAATTGAGACGTTTTTTAAATGGTGAGCGTCCAGCCAATATCGAACGCGGGGAGGGGCAGACATCTATTGTAGAAAACAATAGCGGGAATGTATTGGTCGTCCAAAATTCAACAATAAATCTTGAGTCAAATTCGTCCACAAGTCGTGCGATGAAAAAATTTTTAAACCCACTTGAGAATGGAGCAAATAATATAAAAATTTCATCTCAAGAAATGGATGATTTAGTCATCACTGATGAAGATAAAAATGCATTTCTCAATATATCATCAGATGAAAATATTACCCAACAAATAGAAACATTTTTAGAAGTACTCACTGCACAGATGGATGGGAAACCAGATGGGTGGCGCTTCTATGATGTTGATGATAATTTTGAATTTTCAGCAGTCGTTACAGATTTCGATTTTTTACATTCCGTCAATAATGGCACATATGGATTCTTAAGAGGAAGACATGTCAAAGCCACTGTTGTAATCGAAATAACTATTCATAATGCTCGAAAAAGTACAAAGCGAACTATTGTTTCTATAAAGCCTTTAAGTAGAGAAGAAGAAACACAACTTTTTGGTTGACTTCTTATTAAAAACCGCTGAACACCTTCAACCTTTTTCCCGGCCCCGTGTCGCCACATAGTGGCGGCACGGGGCTTTCGTATTTCCTGAAGGCCCCCATCCAACACACAAGGAGAAAACATGGCCATTCAGGAATATGTGGGGGCC